CACTTATATAAGCCTGTACGTCTGCATCAGAGTATTGCGTGATAGTGGTTGCAATTTGACCATCAGTAATAGTAATACCTGTACCATTTGAAAAGTGTGCTCTTACCTCAGTAGAACTTGGCCCTGTGTAAGTAAATTTACCTGTATCTTTATCATAGGATAAACTACCATCACCACCTGTATCAGACACCTCAAACATTGCTCTTACCTCAGACTCAGTTAAGGTTTCCCCTAGAGTTACCCAAGCAGATCCATCGTAAAATCTAAACTTGCCAGTTGTTGTGATAAATACAGCCTGTCCTGCGACTGGTGCTGTTCCTGTATCATCGGTTGCGTTAAGTTCCTTAAACGCATCGGTTGTGATGTTGTCTATTACGACATTTTTTACTTGATTCTGATTGAGATCAAGATGATGTAAAAAGTCTATTGCCATGATGTATTAATTTAGATATACCTTTCCAGAGGTTAATGTGTTAAATGTTATTTTTATAATGTTCAAATTTAAGTATTCTACAGCACCATACACAATATTTTCATAGTCGTCAACGAGTGTAACTGTAGGTTTTTTATTTAGTTGATGTATCACCTCCCATTCATGCAATGGTGTAGGGAATTTTTTTTCATACGTTGCAAAAGGATTGTATGTAGGAATATTTGTTATTTTATTCCAATCTGCTGAAGGTGCAAAAGTAATAACATCAACAGGTATTAGTTTATCTCCTTGGTGTTCTCTAGGTACATTGTTCCTTATAACATCTAGTATGTTTCTTAAAATTTCTGTAGTATCTTGATTTGTAAGATTGGCAGCCAACCTATCTGTAAGGTGCTGAAAACTAGTAACTACAAACTCATAATCCTTATTGTATTTATCGAATAAAGATCTATTGTATCCATCATATGTTTCCATAAGATTTCTTAAAGTGTCTATATAAGACAAAACCTCTATCCTTGTAGGAGTTGAATAAACATCCGTAACTATTGAAGAAGAGAATCTAACTTTTACTGATACCCAACTAAATTGAGTGTTGGTATAAATACAGTTTACGTCTAAATAAGTTTGGTAAGTTGTATCAAAGTAATTTCCTTCTATATCACTTAGACTGTAGGTTCTTTCTTTTGAACCATTTCCAAGACTCGTATATGAAGGGATTTCTAATGTTTGGTTTGGATATGATGATGTGAATACTCTTGTTATTTCATTTAAATTATAGTTGGTAACATCATAACTAGGGGTTTCATCTACAACCTGAACTAAGGGTGTAAACTCGTCTATTTTATTTTTTACTACTGAACTTATGTATTCAAAATTAAAATTAAATTGTTTCTGTCTTTTCACTAGTTCATCATCTCCAACAGTAAAGTAATACTCAACTATATAATTACCTTCAGCGACTTTTCCGTCTGAAGAAGATAATGGTAATGTGAATTCATACACAGAAGATATATTAGAAATATCAGGAGTTTCAAAGTCTGGTTCTCTTACTATACCGTCTGGCCTGGTTATTCTAATAAAAATTTTAATATCTTTCTGAACATGACTAAATGTAGAGTTATCCCTCACATCTAGTGTAGGGGATGAGGTTAGATCAAACTGTATCTTAAAATCTACAGATACCTCTCCAGTATCATTTTTAAATGTGCTCATACATATTTTAGAATAAAAAAAGTCGGCTTCAGTAATAATTACCTTGGCCGACTTTCAAAACAAACCAACAACAAATTATTTTAGCAATTTTACGATTTCTTCATAAACTGATTCCCCATTTTTGTTACTCAAAACAAAGTTAGTGAACCCTTGTAAATAACTTGACTTGGAAGATCTTGGTACTTGTACAATAGTTTCACCAGTTCCTACCCAAACAAAAGAACTAGAGGCTTTGTCAAACTTAATTATTTTTTTATCTATTGCTTTCTTTACGTTAGACTGAATAGACTTGTTTTTATCCTTACTAAGTGCAATGAATTGTTTAGGATCTTTTTCAGCCATAGTCTCTAACTCGTCTCTTAAAACAGAAATATCTCTTGTCTCATCTTTATTCATGGAAGAAATAAATTCTCTCACCTCTGATGCACTTAATTCAGCAGCAACATTCATTGCATCTCTTCTAAGCGATCTTTGTGACCTAGACTCCTTAGCGACTCTAGTTGGCTCTATTAGTTCAAACAAAGGCTTAATTGATGTATCTCTGTTTGGGTTAGACTTATTGTAGTTAGATAGCATTAAGTATTCAAATATTTCTCTATCTCCTGTCTTATTACCTCTCAACATTAGTTTACCTTGAGTCTGCTTAGTAAAAGCAATAGGCTCAATTACTGGTGTACCACCTATACCTAATGACTTAATGTTAGCAATATCCACATAGTCGTCTTTCTTTGGATCATATATCCTGTCAACTTTTGGCATGAATGCTATTGAAGGCATAATAAACTGACCTTTGTTATTTGGATCAGGTTTAATGTCTAAATATTGAAACACTTTTATATCTGTTCTTTTTAGAACAGGTATTGTTTCTACGTTGTTAAATTCTTTTGTTTTTATCATAATTGTTGAAGTTTAAAAAAAAGAGGGGAGGGTTAACTCCCCCCTTCTAAGGTTTATAAAAGATTCTTAGAATCCTGTTACAAGTGCACAGTGTTCTTTTCCTAAAACCTCAAGGCCCATAATAGCCTGATAGTTTACGTCAAGAATTGCATCAGCACTAGTTGGAGTTGGAGCAAGTCCACCTGTCAATGTTTCTCTGAAAGAGAAGTTGTTTCCATCTCCTTCTAAGTAACGTACTTGTAGGTAATCTTGTGATCCACCACCACCTGCTGTTTTAACTTGTCCTGTAGGTACAAGATAAATTTCACCAGATCCAGTTACTGTCGATCCTAGTTCGTTGTGATCTAAGATTGACATTTGCTTCTTGTTCCAAGTTCTTCCGTATAGTTTGAACTTATCTACACCTAAATCGATGCTTCTTCCATCAACAGAGAATCTTGCAGAAGTTAATCCAGAACCGTCTAGACCGTTTAAAGCATTATCAATTTTGATGTTAGCAGAAGTACCAACCCACATCCAGTAATCTTTTGGTGCTCTTGCTTTGTTTAAAGCAGAAGTAAGATCTTGTAATGTAGTTAGAACATTTGTGTTAAAGTCATATGGTGATCCTGATTCCAAGATACCACCTGCTTTTAACTCTTCTCTAAGACCGTTTGTAGTCTGTACAGCGTTTCCGTCAATATTCATATCTCCCACAGATGCTCCTGCGTAGAAATCTCCAGAACCTTTACCAAACATTAATGAGTTAGAGATATCACCTCTAAATCTTTGTAACGCTTCGTAAGTTCCTTTGTACATGAAATAAGGCTTACCTTTATACTCAACAGTTACTTTAGATGCTTTAGCAACATCTGAAATTCTGTATTTGTTTTTAAAGATTTGCACTCTATTTGATTGCTTAGTCAAACCGTACTTGATTGGATCTGGAGAACCAGAACCTTCACCCTGTGCGTTTGAGAATACAACAAATTTATCACCTGCTGCATTGTAGTCAGATGCATCACCTGCACCATCTACTGGTACAAAAGTTACTCCTGCTGCTCCAATAGACTTAATTAAGTAGATGTTACCTGAAGTACCCATCATTAAGTCACCAACTCTTGCTGTACCTGTAGAAGAACAAGCGATGTCTGCTTGTTGTCCTGTACCTGCACCTGCTTCTGAGATAGTTACTACGTTATCCTTATACAACGCTTCATTTACAAATGCGTGGTATACTGGCTGACTTACTGGCTTTAGTTTTCCTAAAGACTGCATTACGTCAAGGAATGAATCCTCTTCGTTTTGTACGTCTAAGACGCTTGATAAGATCTCTCTTCCTTGAACAAAAGAATGGCTCAAGAAACTAAGTGAACTTATATAATTTGAATTTTCCATTTAATTTTAATTTTATTATTTAACGAATGATTTTTACGTCTGAGTCCCCTCTACTCAGTGCACCCATTAAACCCTCTAAAGGATTTGTAGATGCTTTATAATTCTGCTGTGCTTTTGTAGGTTTCGTAGGGTTTTTCAAATCTGAAACAACCTTTTCTTGACCTATTTCTTGCCCATGAGAAATAAGGGATGAATCGTAAACGTCAGGATCTGAAGCATATGCCAGGACTCTATACCATTTGTCAAAGTTGATGTTACCTTCTTGATCTTTAAATAAATTAAAGAACTTATTGTTATCTACAGTCATTTCCTCTAATTGCTTAGGATCATCAATTTCATAAGAAAACTTTTCACCGTTATAGTCAACTAATATAGACTTGTTTTCAAGTATATTCTTAGTGCTAGGATTAGTGTTTACAGTTTCAATCCACTTTGAATTTATTTCATCTTGGTCTACTTGAGACTCTTCAGTTTTAGGAGGAGATGTAAATTTCTTCTGTTCGTCAACAAAAGAAGACCTTAGTTTATCAGCATCTGCTTTAAGCAGTTCTTTACCAAGTTCTACCTCGTCCTCGTCATACTTATCCTCGTCTAGTGAATATTTATTAATTATGTCACGCTGATACAATCTTTCAATTGCTTTATCAGATAGAGTAGGGTTGTCTTGTTTTAAGTTACGTCTCATAACTTGTTGATCAGACATCTCCTCATAATTAATAGATGTTGCCTCTAGATAAGGTGTAAGGCTTCCGTTTGCATTATAATATTCGACTGCACTTTTGATGTAGTCATCTTTAAATTGAGCATCTGACGAATCTCTCATTCGTTTGTACTCTTCAAAAAAGTCTTCTAAAGTTTCGGCTTTACCTCCACTTAATTCTTTTGATAAACTATCTAGTTGCTGAAACAACTCATCTGGTTTACCTATTTTATCTTCTTCAGAAGTTTCCTCTTCTTGTTCCGATTCCTCTTCTTGTTTAGGTTCGGTTACCTCTGTTTCTTGATTAGGGGTATCACTTACCTCTGTTTCTTTTTCTAACTCTTCAGCAGCATCTGTTAATGCTTCGTTAGGTTTCTCTTCTTCGGTGTTGTCAGAATTTAATTCAATTTCCTGAGTTTCACCGTTTTCATCTATCGTTTTAAATTCAGATAGATCAAAGTTGTCTTCAATTTCTGCCATAATTTTATGTTGTTTGTTTCAAAATTATTATTATATAGTTTTAGATTATGAATTTTTTACAATTCAGTTCCAGGTTGTTCTATCATTTTCATACCTATCTCTTTGGTAGGCAAGTTGTTAATAGCGTTCTGTTCTAGATTAGATGCTTGTTTCATCTCTTCTATTTGTATTTCAAATTTATATTTCTCTTGCTGTAATTTTGATTGTAACTCTGCTTTGAGTTTCTCCATCTCCATTCTCATTTGAGAGTCCATTTGAAGAGTTTGTTGCTTTGCTTGTTCAGCAGCCTGTGCAGATTGTTGTTGTATCTGGCCATTCATCTCTTGTTGACGAATTGCTTTCTGTTCTGCCTCTTCTCTTTTCTTTTTAATTCTGTATGCTAATACTTGCTGTGCTTGTTTCAAGTTTGTTATTTGCTCAATATAAACAGCATCTTCAAAATCAACCTGTCCTTGAGCAACGCTTCCTTGAAGAATTTGCATTAGTCTTTGTTTTTGTTCTTCAGTTGGTCTGTCTTCAATTTTTACTCCAAACTCATGCTTACCAACATCAGCAGACATTTTAAAGAATTTCATTGTTTTTTTACCAAGAGATCTTACATATCCTTCTATTGGATTTATTCTCACACTATCTTGTAGCCTAACAATACATGAAGATGCAAGTTGTTCTAAAAGATATCTCTCACCTTGTTCTATATGTGCTAAGGCATTATTAGTTGCTTGTGCTGCTAATTTTGCAGTAGTTGTTAAAGACCTTGCATCAGGAGTTGATCCATCTGTAAATTCATTTAGACCTGTAATCTGACGAATCATTTCTATATTATTCTGTATAACAGTGTAATAAGAAACAGCATCTCTACCAAGTCCATTTTCTAGTTCTTCAATAGGTCTGTAGTTTGTCGGTTTTCCACCAATATCGTTTCTCCTATAAACTAAAGTACCAGTCTTATTAAATAAGTCTATGACATCTGTCGGCTTCATTTGATTACCACCAGATCCTAATGGAATATCTTCTAACGCACCTAATTCAATCATAATACCTTTTGGTCTTGCCTGATTGATTGTGTTTTGTAGTCTATACCAAGATATCTGAATTTGATCAGCAATTGGAATCAATTGTTCCATTATTCCCAAAGGCTTCATGTTATGGTAATCAGGAGCAAATAAGTGATATGAAAGATCAGTATCCATAAGTTTGGATTTTACTCTCTTCATGTCATTACACAATCCATAGTCAAAACAAAATGGTGAATCTACAATCCATGATATTTTATAAACTGTTTTATAAGATGATCTTGTAAATTTCTTTTTCTTTTTATTGTAACTATTGTAACCTGCTCTACCAAACCTTTTGTTTCCTCTCTTGTCTGTTCTAGACTCATGAACCATTTCGTCAACAGAGAAAAATTCCAAATCAAGAACTAACACTTTTCTATCATCGTAATTCTTGTAATATTTCTTATTAGATGGAAACATTTTTGAGTCTCCCTGTCTTCCTGAAAACTCCTCTGCAATAGTTTGATATTCTTTTTCGCTTATTTGTTCACCTGCTCTCTGCTTTAAATCAGATATGCTCATCTCAGTCAATTCACCAATGTGGATTTTGTCAGAAAAGTCTCTTTTATTACAGTGAGATATTAAAATTTTAGAAGGATCTATAACTCTAATTTTTACAGCACCATTACTGTCGATATACTCTTTGTAACCTGCAACACCAAAATCAAACAAATACTCCATGACTTGTTTTCTTTTTTCATCCATTCCATTTGTGTGAAAAACCAGGTCGATTCCTTGTTCCATCTCAATAGATGCATTATGCTTATAGGTATAATCCATGTGCATCTCAAGTTCTTCATCGTCTTGAGGTTCACCTTGTTTGTGTTTTAAGGCACTAAACTCTTCCATCCCTGGAGCAGATTTAGAGATTGCTTTTCTAAGATCCATTTTTGCTTTAGATCTTCTATAGTAATCTTCAATATCTGATTGTGCTACTGCATCAATTGGAGTTGCAGTTATATTATATTCTGTTTTATTTAATTTACCTAAAGCAATTCTTCTGAATTTAGGTACAATAGGAAGCACTGACCAGTCAATTGCAAACCAAGATTCATTGTCTGTTTCATCTACATTAAGTAAACTCTTGTATTTGTTTATAGACTGATTACCTTGAGCATAATCTTTTATCCTTGGATAAGAACCTCTGTTATTATGAAATGACTGTGTTCCATGGTTAGTGTAGTCAGACCATGCTGCTTTTGCATATGATAAACACCATTCTTTATTTTTATCCCTTGGATCAACTACATGATTAGGATAGTTTGCTTTGGTTTCTGATTTAATCATCTTACCTTATGTCTTTTAAATATATTTTTTGCTTCAACTAGAGACTCTTTTGAAAATTGGTTTTTTAATAATATATGCTTATCAGCAATCAACGTATATCCTGCTGCCATTGCTGCATCAAATTTTGTTGTTTTACTAATATCAAACTCTAACCAATCTTTTAATAATTCTTTAAAACACACATTCTCAATGTGCGACTCTATATAATCTTCAGTCACTTCTGCTATTTGCTGATGCGTTCTAACAGATCCACTTAATCCAGGCTTCATACTTCCTGGTAGGTACATTAAGAAAGCAGCGTAACCCCTGTCTTCAAAATATGTTTTTATACCTACCTTATTATCCTCGAACAATAAATCACAAGAATAATAATGACAGCACTTCAAAACATCTTCATAAAATTGTCTTGCTGTACTTGGTCGGTAAATATATTCAACTATAAATGAACTGTCATAAATATTTGATACTGAGTTGTGTTTCTTGTAAACGTAGAATGCACCGTTAGACCTCCTATTGTCTACAGTGCTATCATGATCATAGGGATCGCACCCCATAACAAACTCAGTTTTTCTTGTAGGTAAATAATTTTTACCTCTTT